TCTCCAGTATAAAATCCATGATCATCACCAGAAGTTAATACAAGAGTTTTATCATCAGGTTCAGAAGTTCCACTAAATGTAATACTTCTAGAATATGGATTAGTGGGAATATTATAATAATTTGCAAGAGAATTTGATGCTATTAACGTATCACCATTAAATTTAGAGTAAGTATTTTGAACATTAGATATAAAATCGTTAAGATATGGATAATTATCAGAATTTCCCTTCAAAATATTATTTTTGACTACAAATTCCCCTGTAATATCAATTAATCCACTAAGTTTTGCTGTAAAAATATTCTTACTAGATATTTTAGATACATTACCAATAGATACATTATCAAAATCATCAATAATAGAGACTATAGAACCTGGATATAAGAAATGATCATCAAAAGTTTCAAATTGATAGGTTCTTTCTGTAATATCAATAACTACAATTTCCTTTACATTCCACTTTGTTCTTACATTATATTTCCAATTTTTAGTTTTTTCTTCTTCAGACTCAATACCTAAAGCTTTAAATCTAATAATATCATCAGTACTATAAGAATGTGCACCATCTTCAATTTCTAATTCTTTTAAAGTGGATGTGATTCTAACAGTAATAGAATTACCAGCACCAATCATTGAATATGAATGGTCATCCAATCTAATATCATTAATTTCTGGAATTGTGTTAGTTACGCCACCAACATTAAGGAACTGATTTACATTCTTTCCAGAATATGACAGGGTTATATTACTTCCATCTAAATCATTAACTTTAAGATTACCAGTTTCTGGAAAACTTATAGTAGAATCTACGCAGATCTGTGTAGATCCAATAGATACTGTTTCTAATACTTTTGTCTTTGGATTTGGTATAAATTCACCAAATATACTACCATCAGCATCAATATCTCTTTTATAACCAGTATCAATGCTTATTTTATAATATTTAAAGTCAGAACCTGGAACTATTTCAACATTACTAACAGAACCTCTAGAATTTGTAGAGTCTTGGTATAAAGTTCTATTTTTAAGGTCTAATGGATCACCATTAATCTTTTCTACTACAAAACATTGACTTGTTTTGTAATCTGCATCAGAAGGTCTAATCAAAAACTGACTAGGCTTCAATACTTCTACTTTTTCACCATATAATGAGTTAAAAAGTATCTTAAATGATTCGTCAGTACCTTTGGACTTATAAAAACTGTCAGCACCATATACAAAATTTCTTTGATTTAATGATGGATATAATTTTCTTTCTGTAAACCCAGGAGCAAACTGAGTTTTAATCTTTTTAAAAAATTCCTGAAGAAATATAATGTTTAAATTATAAATTCTAGAATCTTTACTATGCTCATCAATTTTAGTACTGGAAAATACTAACTCATCTGGAGTATTAGTACCAATATGGGTTGTTATTCCACTAAAACCCCTTTTACAGTTCTCAAAAGTTGAATCTGTCTTATATTCATAAGATATAATTTCATCATCAATCTTTATAATACCATTAGAATCTGGAAATCCTTCAGTAAAATTACCTTCATCTGATGTATATACAGTTTTTGATGTATAATCTAAATCACTACCAAGAATAGTAAAATCTTTGAGGTTATTTAACTCATCGAGTTTAATATATTTGTCAATATTTTGTATCAAGTCATATGAACCACCCTGATATTCTTGTGATTTATAATACTGTTTTAAAAATTCAGGAAGAAGGGGATATTCTTCTTGCACATATTGTGGCAATTGACTCGCTACAATGTCCTGAAACTTGATTCTATCTACTGCCATCCTGTCTTATCTTGTAAGAGAACCGTTGGAATAACTTGAGGTTACGTTATAATTGCTACCTGAAATATCATCACCAGATGCTATATTATCTGGAATCATAGAAACGTTTGTATTACTAGTATCTAATTGTAAATATAGATCTTGTAATCCGATAACATCGTTAGAATATGGCGAAATTGAGATTTCTATTAGGGGCGCACCTCTATTTACTACAGTAGAAAGTATGTTAATTGGTTGTATCATAATTTCACCTTTAATATAATCAATAGTACCAATTGAGTTCTTAACAATAACTGATTCAGTGAGAGCATTCAATTTAAACAAACAAATTTTACCTGTTTTAAGATTTTTATCAGGAATATCACCAATATATACTGTTTCACTAATACCACTTACCGTAAATCCAGAAGATTTAATATTAAAACCATCATCACCACTAATATAAAACCTATTCCCATAACAAATTTCATATTCAGCAAAAGAATTTAATACTGGACGTAAATCCCTTCTCATCACAACTGTTGTAATATTAGAAGTTATTGATTCGTGTCCATCATCAATAATTTTAAGGAATTTACTATATTTAAATCTTGCTCCAAATTTATTCAATTGTGTAGAATTTGAATAATTAATAATATTTTCTAAAATAATACTTTTAGTATTCGGTGGAGAATTTGTTAAATTGGTATTATAATAAACATTTGAATTAACTTCCAAATACAAATATTTTAAGTCAACAATTTCACTAATAATACCAGCCACAGAATATTTTCTGAGCTTACGTTGAACATTTTCCTTAATCGAAGAAGAAAGGTATACACCATTTTCTGGTTTAATAGCAACAAAAACTTTACCATATTGTGGTGGAACTAAATCTTCTCCACCATATGCAGATACTGATTCAGTTTCTGGATATATTCTAGGAACAATAGCCTCATAATCTGATGCTGTTACTGCCCTATTTTGTGAAGAATAGATTTGAGTGGAGTATTTTTTAATAGATTCAACATCTTCAATAGAATTACCACCATAAGATGGTAAAATTGTACTAACTAATGAAATTCCAGTAGTTATAGATTTACCTGTATCATCAATTAATGATCCACTAAATGCAAAATTATCAATATTATTAGCTTCTAATCCATTACAAATTATATAATTAATCTCAATATAATTTGGTTCTTGTAATTTAGTTCCAAATAAACCATCACCAAATATAATCTCATATCTTTCATTAGATATTTCATTTAAAAAATATACTAAAGATGTGGAATCAATTTCAAATAAACCATCAGACTTACTGAATTTTCTTATAACAGAAGATTGCTCAGAATCTCTTACAGATACATTAATTAAATCAGCATCAATTCCAGTATTGGGTAGTATAAATTTTTGATTCGGTGTTCTTGAACTTACAGTATAATTTTGTGAAATATATGTCCCTTCATATATTTTTACATCATCAAATGTAGCTACACCATTAGAATCTACAGGAACTGTAACATCATTAGGAACGGAGAATACATAACTATCAGTACCATAATTATTACTACTTATAAAACTGATACCAGCTTTTAAGGTAACTGTAATTGATGTATTATTAGATACATCCACACTAAATGCAACATTAGCTGTTGATGATTTCTTAGATTTGGGAACATATCCTATATTACGCGCCAGTGATACCACATTCTCCCTGAGAGTAGCACTATCAATGAATACCTCATTAGTTACCATATTGGCATTATATGAGGTTATATACGTGTTATAAGCTAATGTGTCTATAATTGTGCTTAAATTAGATCCTTCAAAGTCATAATCAGTGAAATTTGAATTCGCCCTTAAGTAATCCTTAATAGACGTTTTTATTTGATCGAAATCTAAGTTACTAAAATTTACTAAAGGCATGTTACCTAGTGGATTGCAATGCAAATGAAAGTTGTTGTTTTAACGAATCAATACCTATAATGAAATAATCAATATTAACATTATATTCATCATCATTTGATTTCACTTTCACGTCCTTTAATTTGACACGTGGTTCATAATTTCTAATAGTAGTTTCTATTTGTGTCTCAATAGCAGAAGCAGTCATACTATTTGGATTCTCAAATAATAAACCAGTTATATTACATCCCAAAATAGGACTAAATGGACGTTCGCCCATGTTTGTAAGTATTAAATTGCGAATTGATCTTGCAATAGCAGTTTCATTTTTGATATGAATAAGATCATCATTCAAAGGATTTACCTTAAATGATGCACTAATATCTTTAAATCCTTTACTAATCCTCTCAATTGGCATTATGTTACAACAACCATCGCATTATTTATGATACTAATACTCATTTAATGGAATGGGTTGACCATCTGAATCATATTCAATTTCATCATTAACTTCATATAACTCATTTTGAACTTTAGAATCATTTTTCTTGGGTGTTAATTTGTCATTTGATATTTCTCTGAGCATTTCCATAGATTATAATCTCATATATTTTGACTATTTAATGACATAAAAAAAGGAGGCCTTTTACCTCCCTTGTCCTCTATATGCTTTCTTTGATTTATTTTTACTAGTAGCTGAATATTTTGTATTTTTACTATTACCTTGTTTTGTTTTTTTGGGTATTGCTTCAATATAATTATCACCTAATAGTGATCTTTTTACTTTAGCCATTAAACAATCCTCATTTTTTCATGTCCAACTCTAATACGTGGATCACACCAAATCTCAAATCCAGCTTCTTGTGCATCTAAACAGAAACTAACATCTTCACCACACATATCTTGTACAGCACCAGACTCAAATACTTGCATCTTAGGTGCAAACCAAGGATACTTCATATCATTACTTTCAAATACACCATTCTTAATAAGAATCCATCCAAATCCTGTATAATCAACAGTAAAAGGCTTCTTACGTTTTTGAATACCATCTACCATCTCGTGATTCATAACTCCACCATTATTACGGAAGTCATCTTCATCTAACCAATGTGCAACTGATGTAGTTTTTCCATCTTCTGTTGCATACCAACCAGCACTAATTGGATGATCTTTTGTATCATCAATTGAATCATCTTCATTAACAGCTTCCTCTGGAAGTGCTAGATCACATAATTGCCAAAACTTATTACTATTAAAAACAATATCACTATCAATCCATAATTGATAATCATATTTTAATTTACCATCCCATGGAATCTGATCGGGTCCACGTAATACATTAGCACCTAAACATTTACATCGAGCAAAGTTAACCATACTTGAGTAATCTTGACTAATTTGAATACTCATTTGATTTTGTACTAAGTCAAAACATAACTGTACAAATGACTTAAGAAATGCATATGATACTCCACGACCTGGTAAACAAAATACAATTCCTTTACCTTTCATTCTTGCTTTGATCTTATCAATATCCCATTCTGGTTCATCTGAAGACTTCTTTGTATTTGGCTTACTAGCCTTTACAGTAAATCCTTTCGCCATTAATTCAATTCTCCATTGCTTTAAAATTATAACACAATATTTATTAGTATGTCAAGTACACAGAGAGCGTTAGAAAGCCCGCTCACAATAAGACATACTAATAACTGGGAATACCATTTGGCTCTCCCATAATCTCTATTTCTTCTCCTAGTGAAACATATGATAAATCACTTACCTTATATTTTGTATTCATAAAATCTAACATGTAACATAATACCTCCCAATTCTTTACAAATTCCTCCGGACTTAAACTGTGATATATACATTCATTTTTTAAATATATGTGATATATTTTACTCATAATCTTTCCATATATTCTTTATCATTTATACCTGCCATATTAACTTGATCTAAACCCATTGATCCTTGATACCAGCCTGTAGCAATATACTTATCACTCATAGGAGGATTACCTCTATGGAGATGTGTATAACTTCCTGGCCAAATAACAACCTTACCTCTCTCTGGTTTTACTTTGAGTTGTTGATATAAAAACTCGGTATCTCCACCACCTTCTATATCATTTAAATATACTATCCATGCCATAGTCCTGTGTTGCATATTCCAATATATATTTTCTCCGTGAAACATGTGGTACCCTTGAGTAGGTTCTGTTTTCTGAAGTAAACAAAGAGAACTTATATAATTAAAATTATTAAGATATGGCATCTCATTTATATAATAATATAAACACCTATTAACACATTCTATTAACTCTTTTGCCTCACCGGGTGAAAAAGAACTTAAACATATTTGCTTATCCTTTACGTGACTATAATTTCTTGGTGTTACTTGCTCTGAATTGTTAATATAATTACAAAGCCAATCACAAAATTTTGGATCTACTACATTGGGAAATATACCAATGAAATCTTTAATATCATAGTTATTCATAATTTATGGGAATTTCTTTATATATTACAGAGAATTACTACTATCGCTCCTATGAGTCCAAATAGAGGAAATCTGATTATATTAAATATTTTCCCAGGATATCTTATTAACCATCCAGCAAATACAGCTCTCCATATATTCCAATA